ATGTTTGTAGAACTGGTTTTTGACCAACGTAATGTTAATGGTTTGCCTGACGCGGCAGAGATTATCAAAGCAGAATTGACTAAGCGGGTACACCGGATTTTTCCCGATGCAGTGGTGAGAGTGAAGCCAATGCAGGCGAACGGCCTTAACTCCGATGCAAACAAAAGCGACAGAGAAAAACTCAATAGGATGTTGGAGGAGATGTTCGAAGAAGCCGATGAGTGGCTGGTCACTGATATCTGATGGGTAGCCTCACTATTAATGGTAACAAGATCTTTTTTCTAACAGAAAATGATCGATATCCGAAGCCGCGGGGGGATAGCGCGGAGATGTTTGCCATTCGGGAAGATGAAGAGAAACAACACTGGCTTTATATCTTACATAATCGACGCTGGCCACTTGTCTCTGAAACACCTTTTTCAACACAGGGTGAAGCGATAGAGGCAGCGTTAGCATTCGACATAGCTGTACTCTATAAAAAATAGCCGGGTTATCCCCGGCTGCTATTACAGTTAGAATGGCGTCCAGTCGAACTGGTACTTCAGCACTTCACGAACCCACGCACGAAACTTCGCAACTTCATCCGCAGTTAATGCAATGCTAAAAATCGCTGCCATCCCGATATCAGAAGGCTTACCGTTAACCGAACCTAATAGCCCGCCCAGTGAGCCAATCATGATTCGCCCGCCAATATCCACACGGGCACCGGCAGGCAGTCCATATGCCACAGCATTAGAGGCACCGTCTTGGTTCAGCCAGACATTCCCCCCGTTAAGCTGCGGTGAACTACGGCACTCGGCTAAAGCCCAGGTGCCTGGGTTATACGGCAATGACGATTGGAATAACGATTTCGAACCGTCGGCATTAACCACGGCATTATTGTAATAAAATTGGTTAGGGCGAAACATCATGCCCGTGCCTTGACTGGTTCCACCACCCGGCGCGATACCATTAAAATTCGACATTAAAGCGCTTTCTTCTTTCGGGTCTGGTGCCTTGGCTAAGCAAATCATGGTCATTGAATCAGTCTGAGCTACGCCACTGTCAATGTAGTTGGTTGAGCTATTAAACGTGGTGTAGGTGCCGTGCGGCACAGGCTTACCAATCACCCTCCCAGGCGGCTTACCTCGCACTAAATTTCTCGTCAGGTTTCCCGTGTCACCACAATAAAAATTGAGGTATTCCAATCCGCGCATGATCGGCGTTGTGACGCTCTTCGCTCGAGAGATCGCTCGGGAGTTGTTGGAAACGATAGTGATACCGAGATCGACTAAATCAGTCATTTTTTACCGCCTGTATTCTGTACGCGCAGCTCGCGTTGTTCAGTGGATAGGGTTTATTCACATAGGCCGGCAGGTTTGCGGCTGCATACTGGCCGGTACCTTCCCGATACTCATAGTTGTAAAGTGCTCGGGTCGTGTCGGAATCGAACAGGTTGCCATCGCCACCGTACGTCCCCTGTCCGGCATACCAGACGTATACCGGCGCGATGAGGTCACGCTGTGCGGTGATCCGCGTAATCGTGTCTGCGGCGATTTCTACACTCGCGATCGCTGCATCTCCCTGCGCATCAGTGATGCGATACCCTTTATTCTGAAACATCGTTGGGGTAATGGTGCTGAATGTCTCCCGCCACTGGAGAGGAGGACTCCAGACCAGGTGATCAACGAGGGCTTCCCGACCGGAAAAAGTTGCCCCCGCCGGTAGCGTGGGGAACCAGTCAAGCCGTCGGTCGGCAACCTGATGCATGACCTTCCCTATCTGCTGCCCGAGCCAACGGTACCCGTTAGGGTCACGGTGCCCACCGGGCTTAGACGGAACTGGTGCTTCCGGCCCTGCAAGAAACACATTGTCACGCTCATTTTGCATTTCGATATGAGCCATACCGATCGACAAATTCGTTGTGTCACGAGTGTAATTATCGCCTGTCTGCATTGTGATAAAGAACGGGCGCTCTCTTACACCAAAAATTGCCGGGTTTTCTGAAGCGATATCATCAAACAGCGTGCCAAGTTTCGCCTTGTACTGGTCTTTGTCAGTCGTTCCATCGGTACCCAGGTAATTCCACTGATTGCCGTTGTAGACGCAACCGGCGATACCGCATGTTAACGTGCGGCCAACCTCTGCAGATTTCGTATCCACCAGCGCCTTAATATTGTTCAGCGCCTTCAGCACACGATTTTCATAGTGCTGCGACGGGGCACCTTTCGACAGTTGCTCAACAGAACGACCGGCGACGGCACAATTGACTACGATGATTTTCCGGTTTGGGTTATCCGTCATGCCCTGAAGCTGCAATTGAAGTGCCCGCCACAAATGAACCGCACTGACCGCGCTGTCCTCCCCCTCACTGGTATCTCCAGGTTGTAAAGCAGCAACTTGTTCATCGGTAATGCCAAGTCCGTTTGTGCCTTGAACAACTGCTCTCAGGGGCTGGAATATATTTGCTCCCAACGGTGCATAAGTGCCGCTGCGGGAATTACCCCGAGTCGAATTGCCAACCATCAACAGATTTTCGATTTCCCTGGCAACTTTGGTCAATGCCGGCCATCCCTCCATCGCCGAAGCGAGCGACTGGCCATAAACCAAAATGATGCAGTAATCCCAAATGGCCCCGGCAATATCGTACGTGATGCCTTTCGATTTTCTGAACATCGCCGCCAACTTGTTTCGGTTGTCCCTTTCCAGCAGGGAATTGCTCGGCTCTGGTGGTTTCGGTGGTTCAGGATCGGCTGCTGGAGTGTCTTCTGGCTGAAACTCAAACGACTGCAGATCCATCAAGATAAAACGTCCCTCGACGTTCGTTTTTATGGAGAAAGCCTCGTTAATTATCGCATCAGTCGCAACACGTACTCTTGTCGTGCCAAAGGCTCCGCCCTTTTCGATTTCGAATTCAGAAAAGCCGTTCGGATCGCGAATGGCCGCAGCGAGATCAGCCTTATCATCCCTGAGTGAGTTCGCCACTTTTTCCACAGCGTTTCCGCTGGTTGTAAAAACGCCGGTCGGTGTCAGCACTTTGTTAACGTTGTGGTATTCGTCAGAAATATGGCCGTCAATAGTAGAGCGAACCCAGATGTACTCTCGGGTTTCTACACCACCGTTAACAGCATCCTGCGCTTTCGTTAGCGTTGGGTATGCGTCAATTCCAGCCTGTGCAGCATCTGCTGATGCCTTTGCATCATCCCGTGCCTCTCTGGCTTGCTGCGCATACACGGCGGCGGCGGCCCGCATATCATCAACTATTGCCACAATCGCTGGCGTTAATTCCTCTTGCCCAGGGCTGGTCAGAAAATCATTAAGCGTCCCTGGCTTTGAGTCGCTATAAACAGTGATCTGCCCTACTTTCTCGAAAGGACGCCCATACGCCTCAATCATTACGTTATGCGTGCCTACTTCCACTGATAACGAATAGCTACCATCTGCGCCGGTCGTAGAACTTGACGGGGCCAGGTGAACTACTGCCGATGACGTTTTGACCGCTGTCAGCATAATGGTTACACCGGGGCGTGGATCGCCATTCGGGCCGATGAGTTTACCGCTGATTAAAACAGCCATATTTTCTCCAGTAAAAAACCCGCCGAAGCGGGTTGTTATTTCAATTATGGGTATTCAACAGAGAAGCCACTATTTTGAGGTGTGGCCCAAATCATGACCGTATACTGTGTGGACTCTCCGGCTCCTTGGTTTAGTGCGCCAGCATGCACATTAATATCAAGACCTTCACCTTTCGCTACGTCTCTGGAAAAATTGAACATAGTCGTATATGAATAGCTACTTGCAGAATCTCCGTTCCTTGCGATATATAACCCATCTACGGCAGAACCCTCATTACCGTTGAAGTAGATTTTTGTTTTCTGCTGGCGACTCATGACGGCCATAACATAACCATAAATCCGCATAGGCATTAGCGGATTGCCTTCATAGCGTATTATTCTTTGGCCGTTTGTATTGGCAATTGTGAAACCGAATGTATTACCTTGGACAAGGTTACCTTCAATATTAGCGGCGGAAAGTTTACCTTCAATAGTACAGTTTTCAAGAATGTGACAATTACTAAATGTCCCATTATTAAATTCACCTGAAGTTGCCGTTATTGTTCCACGAATATAACAGTTGTTAAATGATGCCCAGCCGGTCTTATCAATCAACCAACCTGTTTTCCCTGTATCCCAATCATAATTAGAAGATGAAATCCAATCGCCAATTTTGGCATTGGTTATTGATGCATCCTTAATAAATGCCGAATTTATGAAAACTTGATTATTTTCAATCGCGAATGGGACTGATATTTCAGAACCCTGTCCATCCGCTGTATTCAGCACGGCGAACCGATCAGCCAGTATCAGTACCTGGCTCTGCATCCCTTCAGGGGTATTTTCAACGCCAACGCCGATCCCGGCAGTGTACAGCTTACCGTCAATGGTCTGGCCCACTTTGACCGACCACATATCCTTCAGCTTACCGGCATCTTCGACAGGCCCCAGCAGCTCCTGCCCCAGCTCCGTTTCAGTGATTTTCCCTTTGAGATAGTCCAGAACCTCGCTGGCGTCGTCACTCGACGTACCCTGTACCCAGCTTGTCCACGGCCCAGCATTCCCGAGCTTATCCACGAGACGCGCCTGGAACCAGAAATTAACACCAGCGGACAGGCCTGTCATCGTGTGGCTGCGCTGCGGGTAGGCATAGTCACCCAGGTGCATTTTGTTGCTGCCATCTGAGTTCTGGCTATACCAGATTTCAGTCCGCTGCGTATCCTCGGCGCCGAGCGGGAATTCCCAATTCAAGACAATGCCGAACACCTGGCCGATCGTCGTGAAGCTGGCCAGCGCCGGCGGATCCCCCTGCTTGCCAGTCAGCGCCATTTCTGGCGCATTCGCCCATACGCTGGAAATTTCAGAAGGGTTAATGGCACGCACACGCGCCTGATAGCGGCCAGCATAAATGCCGGAAACCTCAAACCCGAGAGTTGACGTGCGCGGCGCAGGTATCCAGTTGCCGTTGTCCCTACGCCACTCGGCCTCGTAGGCAATAGCGCTTTCTGCTCTGTTCCACGTGACGCGCAGTGTCGCAACAGCGAGCCCCTGTATTACCGCTGAGGATTCGCCAATCTGGACGTTGGTCGGCGGCGGCTGCACACCAGGTGGAATAACGCTGATCGGCGGGTCTTCGATTCGAGCGCCAGTATCAATTTTCGCGTATTTATTCGGGTCATGTTCGACTGCGGTAATATCAAACGATACCCCGTCATCGCCTTCTTTAATGCCGGTAACGCGGAACTGTTGCAGGGCGAGGTCTGACGCGTCAACTGCCCATACAGCCTCGGCAACCGGCGTTTCAGAATACGCCGTCGTGACCGTAACGGTTTTACCCGATACCGCCGCAATGGTTCTCCCCTCGGCCTTTCCGCTTGGAAGATTCAGAATTAACCGCTCACCGACTGCTGCGGAGGAAACCCGGTCAAGATTGACATTGCGGCCATCCACTGACGACACTCGGCCACCTAGCGAACGGCCCGCCAGCATTTCATCCGCGATAGCAATAACCCAACCCGGCAGAGGTACTTTGCCATCAAGGCCAACGGTGAACGATACCAGGCGATCTTTATCGTTGGTGTGTAGCAGCCATTTACCACGACGAATCCCCTCAGACTTTCGAGTGCACCCAATGGCTGTTAGATTGGCCTGCTTGATACCATAACGCCGTATCAGTGACTGCTCTGCGACTGGTTCTATAGCGTCTTGATAACCGTTTGCCGGGTTGCTCCAACTGACCATGCAGGTGCTGTAGTGCGTTTTCTCACTGGCGCTGGAATAAGTAAATTTTCCATCTTTAACGTTGGCGCGGGTAAAGATGTATTTAACATCGGCGGGCATGTCGGCCAGGACATTCATACCGTTATTTGCCCAAAAGGTAGAGCCGCGATAAATGGACGCTATGTCACGCAATACGTTCCAGGCATCCTCTTGTGACTGGATATAAACGTCACAAAGAAAACGTGGCTCTTTCCCATCACCACCGCGCCCATCAGGTACCAACTGATCGCAGTACTGCCCGATCTGATACAAGTCCCATTTTGTCAGCGAGAGGTTTTCCGCCTTAATTCGGGTTCCTATCGAGAACCGGTCATTTATCATCAGGTCATACGTTATCCAGGCGGGATTATTAGTCCAGGCTGTTTTAAATGTGCCATCCCATGTGCCGGTATATTCCCGTGTCTCTGGGTTGTAATTCGATGGCACCCTGACGATGCGCCCTTTTGGCTCACTGGATATTTGGGGAATATTGGGGAACTGTTTTGCATCAAACTGGATAAACAGCAATGCTGTTTCTGGGTAGCGGAGTTTGGCATCAATCGTTTCAGTGATGGCTTCTACAACCATCTTATCAGCGACGCGGTTACTTGTGCTGTTCGGTGTCAAGCGACGAACGCGAACCTGCCAGCCTGTTAAAGCCGGGGGTAAATCGATACGGTGGCTACGTTCATATTTTGTCGTCGTTTTGCCATCAACAGCCGTACGTAATACCTCTTGATACGCCCCTCCATCGGTAGCAATGTCGATCGCGTACTCTATGCGATATCCAATCACATCACCGTTATCTTGCTGCTGTTGTAATTGTGACCACGAAAATCGCAGCCGTACGGCTGAAAGCTGAGTATTCGTTACTGCACGCACCCAGTCCCGCTCACTGGTCAGTTCGGTGCTTACAGCAATTTCATTTTCTACATCCGGCATGCCAGGAATGTAATCTTGATGCGGCGTGCCAGGACGAAACTCCCATTTCACACCTGGAAAGTTTTCCGTACCATCAGCAGAGGTCAGCGGTGTTCCATCAAGAAAAATACGGGTGCCATCGAGTTCACCGGCAAACTCACCTTCACCTAGCGCCAGGAGTATTTTTGCATAAGAGGTGGACTGCAAAGAGTCGGGTGATTCTGTCGGCGTGCTCGGGCTACTGCTGCCACCTTTCCGGCCTTCAATAACGTGCATTATTTTCTCCAGGCGTAAAAAAACCCGCCGGAGCGGGTTCAGTAAATCAAGGGGGATTAATTACTGCTGGTCTTCTGCATAAATACCAGCTGAGATAATGGCACCGCCAATACGGGGGCGACCGTAGTCGATCGAAACAGGGTTGCCTTGCGCAATAGTATTCACTGGGCCACCGAAAGCGTATGACGGCTTGTTGTCTGGGTCTTGCCGTGAAGCTAATCCACCTTGCATGGGAGAAAGCATTTGCATTACACCACCGAGCATCATACCTACACCGGATGAAATTAACCCTGATGCGGCAAACCCTCCCACGCCAGTCCAGCCAGCCAAAACGCCAACCACTACCCCAACTACGACAAGAACCGCACCTAATATCGTCTGAAAAACACCGGCTTTTTTACTCCCAATAACAACAGGAGCTATACGTATGTCAGCCCCATTAGAAGGGAAGGATAAATCATCCTTTGCGAGGTTACGCTTTCCTTCGAAAACAGCGAATGTGAGTCCCCTTTCCTTGCTCTCTAAAAGAAATTTTTGCAACTCTGGAAAATTAACGCATAAAGCTTTAATAGCCTCTTGAGGGCTATCTACAGCAAAGCGATGAATACGCCCAAATTTTTCACCAAGCGCACCATAAAGACGGATTATTTTTACTTCTGGAATTAATATCGGCATATTTCACCCATAAAAAAACCCGCCGTGGCGGGTTGAGTTTAAATACATTCTCTTGCTGACAAACCCCAGGGATCACCAATCCCCCTTGACTGTGCGTAGATATCAATCTGACTACTACCCTCACTACTTTCATTTATTTTTGCGAGAGAAACAGCGCCAATCAATGAGTTGTCGGCTGATAGTTGATACCCGGTCTCAGTTTCAATCATCTTGGTTGTTGGGTTAAGGTTCTGCCATTTTGGAGCAAGGCATTGCGTATATTTCTGAGGTGTTTTCTTGCTGTGCCCAGAAAATATAGGTTTCTGCTTAGCAAGCTGTTCTGTCATACACCCAGATAGAAGAAGTGAGATTAATGCTGTTATTACAATTTTTTTCATCGTGATATCCCTTTGCTGAATATCACAACATCATAGCAGCAGATCAGCCTTTGTAACGCAAAACGGTGATCGTCCGTTCTAACCAGTAACCACCATAGGGCACCCGGTTACTGAGCTGGCCGTACATGTGATGTAACATGATGCCATCGCCCAGATAAACCGCCGCATGGTTTGGCTCTTCCGCTTTCACCTGCATAACGATTACGTCGCCAATCTGGATCTCCCCGGATGCCGGTACAAAACCTGCATCAGCGTAGAGTTTCATATAGAGGTTTTCACCCCGATCCCACCAGCCATCGTCACGCGGATAGTTCGGTAGGGTGATATCACGCTCAAGCTGATACCAATCACGAATAATGGCGTAACAGTCCCAGAAACCGTGCACGAACGGACGGCCCAGCAACGGCTTAATACCCTGCGTTGGCATGATTTCCCGAATATCTCCCTCCGGCCAACTGGCGATGATCCACGGCAATTGTGAGAGGTCACACTGCGCAATATCGAGTTGACTGGGTTGGGTGGTAGCGTCGGGGTGGCTGTGAGCAATCGCAACAATTGTGCCACCATCCTCAGCGGCGGCGTAATCCTCTGGTGCCAGGCTAAACTGTTCAGTGGGCTCCGGTGCCAGATTACGACATGGAACGTAACGCTGGCGGCGTCCGTTTTGCACCACCAGCCCACAACACTCTCGCGGATACTCAGCCGCAGCGTGCGCCAGAACAGCACTGATTATCTGTTTTCGCATCATTACCTCTTCAGCAATGCTGAGCCGGGGAAACCACCAAATGGCAGTTGCTCTGTTGCACCCCAGCGTTTTTTGCAATCGCTGAGCAGACCGCCGCAAACATCTTTTGACGGGTCGTCCACTGGATTGCCATCCTGATCAAAATAGTTTGTGCCGGTATAACCACAGGATGGGCCTCTGTATTGCCCTCGAATGCACCAGGTGCACAGGCTATGGATTTGGCGCGTTGGGATTTGGATACCCTGCAGGTCTGCCGGCGAGGACAACTGAAACTGAATCACCTCGTCGTCTTCGCTGTTTTTGTTCTCGATATAGAAAACATCCAGCTTTTCCTTTGTCGGATCAGCCTCCGGATTTCCGTCCGGGTAATTCCGCGCATCCAGATATTGAGCAAAGGTAAAATGCCGGGTGACTCTGGCCTGCGCCATGTTTTGATACGCCAGGCACATGGCGGAAATGGTTCCATCAAGGTTTGCCACGCTCAACGTGGGCGTCGGTGCGCTGCCATCGCTGGTGACTTCAAACCCTTCCGCTTGCACTGGCCACGGCTTGTACTCCTTCCCTTGCCACCAGATGGACTTAGCCGGCAGCAAGTTCGGATCACTGCCAGCGGCAACCAGCTCCTCTTCTGTATACGGGATCGGATAGTTATGAAAAAGCAGCTCAGGCCCGTCGAACATGCTTCCGTCCACATGGAACAGATACACCCGTTTCCCCGGTGCCAGTAGCTGCAGGTCTGCGTTAATACTCATGGAAAGCCCTATGGTCGATTTGCAGTTTCAAACGTTGCGGCGAGCTGGTACATCGGTTCACCGCGAGAGTTTTTCCCCATCGCAGTAACCTGATGCCCGTTGCAGGTGTACAGTCCCAGCTCGAAAAGCGGATTTCTCCATTTGAAGGCCCGAAAGCCCTCGTGCCGTTTCAGGAATTTGCGGATACCGACGATGTACTGCCAATTGCCGACGAACGTCAGCGGCCAGCTCTGGTGCTCTCCGTTAATGCCGTCGCCGGACTGCTGTTTGTAACCATCGCCGAATTGCACCTCGCGCACCCGTTGGGTGATATCCCCGGTAGGGTTTACCCTGGGGCTATAGACAAATTCTTCCAATATCATCGTCTCCCCCCTAACCGTTGAGTCAGGACGCCGTTTTGCCCCAAATCTTTATCACGCAATGCGCGGTAACGCTGATCGACAAACTGGCCGATCTCGCTGCCAAACTGCTCCCATCCCGGCGTAGTGGTCTGAGACGTTTGACCATTGCTGTCGATGCTGATGTATACCTGCGGTGCACCACCGCCACCGCCGCCAGCTGCGCCTTGTGATATGGCGCGAACACCCAGTGAACCATCGGCGGCGCGGGTCAAAGGCATGATCGCCTCCGGCCCCGCTTCCCCCATAAGCCCCGCACCCTTGGCAAACGCAAACGTTGTAGGACTACTGACCACTTGGCCGCTAAACTGGCTCAGATCGCTGGAGGCAACGACGCCCCCTTTCGCATAAGCCATATAGCTTGTGCTCATGCCCATTGCCCCAGCACTCCCGGCGGCAGCTGAGGCACCACCAGCCGCCCCGCCTGCAACACCACCAAAAATACCGGTAATGGTTTGCATAATGGTGCTGGTAACCAGCGCCTGCGCCGCCATATCCACCAGATTCTTGATAATGGATTGCGTCAGCGTGGAGAACAGATTGAGCATGGACTCTTTAAACGTCTGCGTTCCGGTCAGCATGCCGGTGAGCATGTTGGTGACGCGCTCCTGCGAACTTTGGAACAGATCCACAGCCAACTTTTGCATATCGCCCTGGGAGGAATACAGGGCCATAGCCGCCTGGTACCGCTGTTCGTTGGTTTCATTTTCAGAAGCCAGGATCAGCTGGTTTTTGCGCTGTTCTGAAATAACGCCGGCAGTGGCGTAGGTTTCAATGAGGGCTTGCCGTTTGGCCAGTTGGTTTTCAATGTTCTGCAGAGGGTCAACGTTGCCGGCCAGCTCTTGTTTGCCTGTCACCGCATTGCGTTGATTGGCCTCTGATACCGCATTGAGGTAAGTGGTATTAATTTCCTGTTTGCGTCGCGCCAGTTCCTCGGCGCTCTTGATTTCATTACCGGCAATTTGGCGCTGTAGCTGGGCCTCTGACTCTTTTCGGATTTGCGACGCCTGCCGATAAGGGTCAGAAGTGATCGCCGCGTTGTGGTCATCCCAGCGCTGCTTTGCCTCCGTTAACGTTTTATTGAGTCGCTCCAGTTCGGCCCGTTGAGCACCCGTCCATTTACTGCCGGTCTCCAGTGACGCAGAGAATAAAGACGCGGCAGCATCGCCCTCCTTCATCCTCACCCGCTCAACCTGAATTTCTTTGTTCAGATTGGCGATTTTCTGCTGGTATTCACCGGTAACAGTGGCAGATTTTTTTGACGCGCTGGCGGCGTCCTGTTCGGCTTTTTGCTGGGCTTTGGTTGCGGCTGTGAGCGCCTCGGTTTTCTGCTCAGCGCCGACCTTGGCCGCGACATACTGCTCATAGCGACCAGGAGGGAGTTTCAGATCATCGGCTTCAAAAGTGGCCGACAGGCGAACTTTATCGAGCCCTTTCAACCCGGCAAGTTGCTGATCGCGCATTGCGCGAGTCATGGCGTCCTGTTGCTTGGTGTCCAATTTAGGCAACTGCATGCCAGGGAACGCTGGCAAAGCGGCAGACGTGGCCAGCCCTGTAACCCGATTTAATTGCGCATACATACCGGCAAGCGAGCCGACAGCCCCGGATAGAGCCACCGTTCTATTAATTGACTCGTTCAGCGCCTGAGTGCGTAAAGCCTCTGTAGCACGCAGCTTTTCAGTTTGTTGCTCAAGGGCATAAGTTTTTTGCGACAACTCCCCTTGAATATCAACAATTTTCTGTTGTGCTTCAGCTAACGAATAAAAGGTATTTAGCTCAGTGAGTCGCGGGTTTTTCTTCGCCGAAGCCTCAATATCCTGCATGTTTTTCAGGCTACTGTTCAGCTTTCTAATTTCTTGCTCAGTTTTTGCTATTTCCGAGCGCTGCGCAGTAATTGAATTGTTCGCATCGACAGCAGTAGATTGCAGGCCGGCAATCGACATGCCTGATATTTGTTTTTTCACCTGTTCAACGGTATCACCATAGGCGACGGCCACTTTCCGCGCCTGTTCGTTCTTCTCGTTGACATACATCCAGGCGGCACCAACACCAAGCACGATACCGGGTATCCCACCCACAACACTTAACAGACTGCCGCCAAGGCGAGCACCCAGCGACGTTACCGAGTTAAGTCGGGTCTGGGCCGCGCTGCGGGCACCCACACTTGCTGCCAGTTGATTCTGCGCAACGGCTAATTGGCGCTCAGCAACGATTTGCTGTTCAAGCCCTGCCGCAGCGACCTTCGCCTGCTGGGCGCGGTATAACGTCGCGCGGGCGGCGGCTGTTGCCGTTTTTGCCCCCTCCACCTGAGCAGCGGCCACGGCAACCTCGGCACGATAGGTCGCCATCATATTGCCTGTGGCCGTTCCCATGCTGCTGACCAGACCACCGAAATAACGAGCAGCCCCGACAGCGACAAGCGCACCCAGAGCGACGGCCACGTTATCGATATTTTCTGACAACGTATCCAAAACCCCGGATAGCGATGCAGTCACCCCGCTGGTTTCGTTTGCACCCCCTACCCATTCCAAAAAGGCGTTTTGCACCTTCACCGCAGAACGACTGACAACACCAGGCATTGAGGCATATTCTTGCTGCAGGGTGCCAAGCTGACTGATTAACGCAGGGATCACTTTGTCAGAGGTCAGCAACCCCTGATCGGCCATCGCCTTCATGTCCTTTCGGGCAATACCCATGCCAGCAGCCAAAGCCCGGATCACACGGTCGCCGTTTTCGTTCACAGCGTTAAATTCTTCCCCACGCAGAACGCCTGAAGAGAACGCCTGAGAAAGCTGTGTGATAACAGAGTTGGTTTCCGCCACGCCAGCACCTGAAAGTTTCAGGCCCGTTGAAACAGCTTCTGTAACCTTCAACACGTCAGCCGATGAATAACCAAATTCACGCATCGATGCAGCAGAACGAGCGAACAGGTTGGCGTTATCATTAAAGGCGGTACCGGTGCGCTGACTGATCACCATCAGCGCCGCCTGGTTGTTTTTAAAATCCTCAGTCGATTGAGATGCCAACTTTAAACGGGCGTTAATCTGCGTCCATTGGTCGGCTAAGCTAATGAGGTTGCCTGTTGCAAAAGCGCCAGCGAATACCCCCGCCATGCCGATCGCCGTTTGCCGGACAGTTGCCAGTTGCCCGTTGAGTTCTACCAGCGCACGCTGGCTTTGCCGGGTAGCGTATTCTGCTTTACGGTTCCCCTGTTCCATCGTTTTGTAATAGTCGGCTCCCATGCGTGACGCGCGGGAAATTTCAGTCTGAAACGAGCTGGAATTCGCCGAAATTTTGATTATTAGTTCGCGCAAAGAAGCCATATTTCACCCATAAAAAAACCCGCCGAAGCGGGCTATCCAGCCATTTCATCGAGCCAGGACTCCAGGCCAGTTAAACTTTCTTCCGGCCCTTCCTCTTTGGCACACCACTGAATCACCATGTCATTGAGGTCAACAGGCTGACTTTTCGGGTCACGCTGTGCGTTATAAACAGCCGCCGATATCTGCGCCGCATGGACATCGCCTCGCATATCCCCGATGGGGCTTATCCGGTCATAGGCTAACCAGAGGCGCAATTCGCTCATGCTGATTGATTGCTTGAGTTCACCCAGGGTTCTCCCCAGGCGAAGCGCAAGCTTCATCATGAATTGGGTGTCTGGCTCTCGGACTTTTTTTCGGCTTCCTCGGGTGAGGTGGTCAGATCCATAGCCTGTTTAAGCAGTCGGGCATGTACCGGGCCATAAAACGCGATCACGTCTTCCAGCTCACTCAACGCGAAAACAGGCTCCAGATCTTCATCCAGTAACACATCGATGAACATCACCGCATCCGCCCGGATATTTCGCTGTGTTTCCTGAGAGATGGACAGTTTTACAGGCTGTTCACCCTCTTTCGGTTCAGGCGGGGTCATTATTTCCCGCCACCGGCCCCAACCTTCAGGAGAGGGCTCGCGCAAAACGACTTTCGCCCCTTCCCACTCTTTAACCGGAACGATTTTGGTGCGGAACCCAGAATGTGGCGCTGAAACCAGCGCCTTGAGGTTAACTTTCTTTTTTACGGCCATGTTTTACTGGTCTCCGATCAAGCGGTTACGGTCGCCGCAAACGTTGCGGTAAAGTCGCCGTCGCTGGTTTTAACGGTGATGTTTGCTGCACCTGCTGTGGAAGAACCACTCGGCGCGGAGACAGTCACAGTCTGGCCGTTGGCGGCTGCGGTAGCGCGTGCCGGAACGGATGAGATCAGGGTAAAGCCCTTATTCGTGGCATTGGCCGGCGCAATGTTTACGGCAAAGCTCGTGGTGCCGCCTACCGCAAGACTGCCGTTGGTCGGCGTGAGCGTTACCCCTGTGACCGGCACGTTATCGGATGCCTTGATACGCTTTGGTTTACCCTTGAGGCGCAGCGTGTATGAGGCCGAAACCACACCTGAGGTCGCTGCAGACCAACTGTTTTGACGAACTTCTGCCAGGTAGATAAAACCATTTCCAGAGGGGAACACGACTTTGATTGCGCGTTTTTCGTCAGTTTCGTAGGCGGTCAACAGTGATTCCTGAGCCTCCTCATCGCCCACCCAGTTGCGGTTAATCGTCATCTCACCCGGAGACGGCAGGCCGTTGGTGTTTTCCTGCTCTTCCGAACACAGCGTGGTGACGTCGATATCGGCTTTTTGCCCGGCGGTGTAGGTGATTTCCTTGGTAGCGCATTGGGCGTCAAGCCAGATGATGCTTGGGTCATCTACCGAAATAGCTTCCGCAGATGAGACAGAGACTTTCGTTCCCTGCGTTTTTTCAAACTTACTGGTCATGTATTTTCTCCAGACATAAAAAAACCGCCCGGAGGCGGCTGGTAGAGGGGATTAGTTTATTGCCACACCCTGAATTCGAATGAGGCGCGGTAAAGGGCTGTTGCGGGTTCATAATCTTTAAAAGCCCGCATCTCCGCCGGGGCAAGAAGTTTGATCGCTTTCTGCGCTAGCGCTCGGATAGCCGTTGCCTCATCCACGGTATCGGCATAGACATCGACCTGAACCATCACAGCGGTTTCCGCCGTGCCACAAAAGACATCTGCCGAATCTTCACTGGGTAGCGAATACACAATCCAAGGGGGGTTCACTGCCGGCTTACCGTCAGCGGTCAGTTTGACGACATAAGGGTACGCCTGCCCGCCAACCAGTGGCTTGAGCAATGGCTTGATATCGGCTTCAGTCATTTGGATAGCACCTTGTCGATTGCCGCGTTGGCTTTGTCGAAAGCCGCCTGCGCTGCCTCCTCCTGTTTGCCGTCATAGGCGGGACGAATAAATGGGATCGCCACCATGTCAGATGTACCCAACTCAACAAAGCGCCAGTAAAAAGCATTATTGCGGTTACTGGCCTTCCCCTGACTTCGCACATGAACACCGGCGACAGCCTCGCCCTGACGTCCACGCTGGCTCACTACCACAATGTTTCTGGCCAGCTTACCTGTGCGCTTTGGGGCCAATCTGCGCGCTTCATCTCGGAATACTGCAGCAGAAGCACGCGTAGCCTGCCGTAAAACGTTGCTGCTTTCCGCTTTGCTTAACACTTCCAGCTCTTTTGATAAGTCCAATAGGCCTGAGAAATCTAGCTTTCCGCCGATCATAGTTTCACCCCCGTTTTGCAAAGCAGCTCCAGGCGCGTCAGGCGAACATCCGGCAGGGCAGACTCAATCTCATAAGCCAGTCCACGAAAAACCACTCGGGAAGCGCTGGACACATCGTCTCGATAGCGCATCCAGATACGTACGGTTGCCTCTGACTTTTCCGCACTGGAGGCCATCAACTCACGACCGCCAATGGCTTTCACTTCTGCGGGAATCTTGTTGATAGCCACATCAACCCAGACTTCTTTTTCTTGCCCGGAGGGCAACTCAACGGTTTCAAAGTTCTGGATCATGATGCGATGCCTGAAACGCCCTGGTTCCATTATGGTTCCCCTTCAACCGGTAGCACGCCGCGCCAATTTCGGCATGACCACATCAAATTCTCCGCTGCAGCATTGGCGTAAAGCTGTACCTCGCTCTGACTGGTGCGATGTTCAAACAGATCGCCAAATACCAACAACATCGCAGACACAACCGGCTCAGGAATATCAGCTGCGACCGTCCATCGAGGGTCATCACACCAGCGCAAACAATAATTCAACGCGGCTTGCGCATAGCGTTTGATCAGCGCGTCGCGGTCGTCGCCATCAAATTCGATATGCTGGCGCAGCTCCTCGATCGGGACTACATCAGTGACAACAATCGCCATAATTAATCAGGGCGGCAAACGCCGCCCTCTCCACAAGGGTTATTAGCCGCCAGCCGGCGGTGTGAAGCTACCTTTGATCAACGCAGATGGGCGGTAATGCGCCAGCGCCAAGCGCTCTTCACACAGAATGGTCAGCATGTTTTTCACGAAGTTATCGCGGTCTTCGCGGCTCACCTCAACGGTGGCATCCATGCGATCCCAGACCTGGGAGGCCAGGTCGAAACCACCCACGGTGAAAGTACCCGCCGTTTGGGCGCGGGTAGGAACAACCGGCAGGCCCCACATGATGTTACTGGTAAATGCTTGCGGCCCGCCGAAGATATAGCGGCCTTCACCGTCTTTCATCAGGGCAATGTTATGCCAGTCACGCGGGTTCAGGATGATGCCCGAGGCGCTGAACTCTGACTCGGTGACCTGGAAGATCGCATGAGCAATCATGTCCGCTTTGGTGTCGCCGGCCACATTCAGCGCGGTGTCATACGCGGTTGCCACCGCATTGATGCCGGTCAGGTTATCCCCGGAACCGTCGCCGTTAAGCAACTGGTCTTCTTCCACCAGCGCCAGACCGTACATCAAACGGTTGTTGACGTAGGATTGCAGCATTGGCGCATCGTCCATCACCTGACGAGATGCCTGTACCCAGTGGGCGATAGTTTTCACGTTCGCCGTTTGTTTTTCGAAGGTCAGGTCAGATTCCGGCTTCTGCGCCTTCTCTTTAACCGGCTTGGCGCTATTGGTGAACAGCTTCTCACGCACATATTCCAGCGAGTTACTGGAAATACGGCCCTGCGCCAGCAGGTCACGGATCACCAAACGACGAAGGCCCGGCGCGACAATGCCAGGCACCGTCATCGGCTGGATCAGCGAGCCGGCAGAGGTGGCGTCACTGCCCAGGGATTTGTTGAAGGTCTTCGCTTCAAAGGAGCCCGTACTGCCGTTCCAGGTCTTAATCAGACCTTCTGCGGCACGCTCGGAAAAGTCTTTCTTGGCGTCTGGGTCTTCTGCGCCAGCTCCGCCTTTCTGTTCAAGATCGAACAAGCGAGTGCCGGACTTGGACAGCTCTTCCTGTACTTTGGCCAGATCGTCCTGCAGTTGTTTGGATACACGGCCCGTCTCTTCAATCTCTTTTTTCTGAGCATCGAAAAGCTGGGTCATGTTTTTCTGCGAATCTTCGATCGCCTTTTGAATTTGGGCTAATTCGGACATGTTATTTTCCTAATGAGTGAGGGAATGAACTAATGCGCTCGATCAGCGCAGAGATTTCTGTTTTGTTTTCGTCAGTTTCGGACTCGCCCCGAACAGCCGACTTAAACCGGGCAATAAGCCCCACTGCCTGTGATTTGCTTAAACCCACTGAGTCCCTCAGCCAGTTCTCAACATCACGAATAGTTTCGATACCGTCGATACTCTTCATCGCCGATATCCCGGCCTGCTCGTTAGCCGGGAAGGTGCACACGCTGATCTCTCTCAGCGCCGAAATGTTTTTGAAAATGCGTCCGCCATTTGCTGCCAGCGAGTAATCATCTTTGGTCACGGAAAAGCCGACAGACATCCCCTCAACGGTGCCATGTTGCATGGCCGCTTTCAGGTCGCTGGCACCGCTATGACCTGGGGTGAGTTGCCCACGGACAAATAACCCCTTAGTGTCTTCCTGCAACGCATCCCACTTACCGACAGGCAGCTCCCAGGCGCGGTGGTTGAAGAACATCGCCACTTTGCGGGTTTGGGTTTGCAGGGTGTTTTTGAATGCGCCAGCGAGAATGATGTCGTTATCTGAATCGACATTGCCGAACACGGACGCATAGCCCTCAAAAATGCCCTGCGTGCCATCCCCAAGAAATTTGATTTCCGTCTCTTCAAACGACAGCGTTTTTTTAATATCTGGCATCAAAGCCCCCTAAAAAACTAAACCCCGCTATTGCGGGGCTCTTTGCCTAAATCAGTGAGTGGTACGTTTTGCGATTGCCGCATGGCGACATCGCCCCCCGGTAGTGGCGGATAGTTATCCAGGCGACGCATTTCGTTGATAGTTCGCAGACCGGCATCCCCCATTGCTTTCATGAAGGTTGCCCGCGACGCAGAATCACCGCGCAACAGCCCATCAAGATTGTGCTCAGCGTGGTAACGCCCCAAATCTGCCGGTTTGACAATCCACCGCTGAATGCACTGCTCCCAGCGTGTGATATACGGCTGCAGGGTGTACTGAAGAAACCCGAGATTCTGCTGTTCAAGGCCCGTTCCGAATGACGTTGATTTTTCAACGTCGCCGACCAGGTGCGGGGGAACACCAAAGAACCGCGCCAGCTCACTGACCTGAAACTTGCGGGAGGCCATCGTTTCAGCGTCTTGCGGGCTGACGCCAATATCATGAGCGGTAAAGTTTGCCTCCAATATCCACAAACGTTTTTTTACCGGCCCACCGGCAATTTCCTTAAAGTTCTCCTCGACCTGATCGCGCTGTTCTTTCGTCATCACCCGGTCACCGACCGAGAGGATTTTCGGAGACTTTGCGCCATTGGCGTAAAAATCTCTCTGCTGGTCTTCCATCGCCACCGCAACGCCGCCAGATTTGGATGCATGCGCGATAGGAGACAGTCCCACCAGTCCATTGAAACCAAAGCCTTTCAGATGGAAAATATCGCGCTGTTTAAAGCGAGCGAACTCATGATCGCGCCGGTATTTGTAAACAATTTGCTTACCTTCCAGCAGCACATCCATATTTGCCGACAGCAACGGGATCAGGCTGATTACGTCACCTACCCCGTTACGTTCGATCAGCGCGTAGGCGTTGCCGTACAAACAGAGCTGCATGGTCATTGCCTCGCGAAACTCCTGCGAGGTCATATATTGGTTAGGTGAATACCGCAGCAAACGGGCCAGGGAGTTATCCAGCCCTACTTTGGTTCGGTTATCTGCCTTGCTGGTTTCGAACACATCCAGCGGCAGGCAGGCGGTCAGCGTCGATATCAGGCTAACGCAACGCCACACGGTGGATATTTGTAATATCCGTTCATCGGTAACGGTTGAATCACCGAGAGAGCCGCTGGCAGATACCGGGCCGGTTTGCGAACCCTGATCAGGGGTGACCAGGCGTCCGCCCACAAACCACGACGCCGCACGCGCCCACCAGCCGTTATTGGTGCGCAGGTCAATACTGTAATTATTTTCTGCCATCACATACTCAACGGTCTGGAAAGGAAATCATCCAGGTTGAAATCATCCTCAACCTCCCCATCAGCCGCCCCAATGGCCATTGCTGACGCAACCACACCATCAATACGACCGGTGCTTTTTTTCTTCGCAAAAATTCGGTTGTTCTTCTGATCTGTTTCGATAACCGCCGAAGCCGCATTCCAGCGCAGACAAGGGTTCGTTAAAATCTCAATCTCCTTGTCGTCCAGTAACCCTTCAAACAGTTCGATAGAGTGCGGCATCCACAGACCAGAATCCGCTGCCTTATAAAACCCCTGCCCATGCTGAATAAGTGGCACGCTCACGTCGGCCTCTTCCAGCTCAGGCTCCAGGTATTTGATTCGGTATTGGTCGAAGGCGATCGCCTTAATATGAAACCGCAGGGATAAATCAGCGATCCGCTCGGCAACGAACCCGTATTTCACAGCATTGCCCGGCGTTGAGAATATAAAACCTTTCTTTTCCCACATGTCATAAGGCACGCGGTCTGTCTTGGCGCGGTGGAGCAGTGTTTCTTTCGGCGTCCAGAACTCGACAATCAAACGCTTTCGCTTTGGAAAATAAAGCGCCAGCGAGGTTAAATCTCGCGTTCCTGACAGGTCGAGCCCGCCGTAACACTCTTCCCCAATCATCTCGTCGGGGTCGAAATCAGACTCACACCCCATCCAGACATCGCTTCCCATCCACGGGTTAGCCGCATCAACCCACTGGCAAAAGTTAAGCCGGCGGACAATGCTCTCTTTGCCTGGCATGCCGCGTGCCTGGGTAACCTGTTCACGCAAATATCTCTCGTTGAAGGTGTGGCCCAAGGAAGGGTTAGCCTTCTTCCAGCACGACTCATCCTTAAACGGGTCATCGCCTTCATCAAGGGAGCAAATGAAGCTGAAGAAGCTGTCATCCTCTTCCATGCCAGCCGCAATCTTCCGACCATATTCGTGATAGTCGTAACAGACGCTCGTTTTATCGTGGCCGCTGTTGGTTATCATGAAAATGAGCGCTTGCCGACGGCCTTTCGTGCCAGCACGCATCATTTCAACAACCTGGTTACTTTTGTGCTCGTGCACCTCATCAATCAGTGCACAATGTGGACGCGGGCCAGACTGGCCATCGTCGGAACTTATTGGACGGAAAAACGAACCTGTTTGAATAAACGCCAGGTTCCACTCTTTTCCTGTACCGCCTGACTTATCTATCCGTTGTGATAGCGCGGGCGATTGGTCAACCATTGCGACAGCATCACGGAAAAGGATCATCGCCTGGTCTTTCTTGGTAGCCGCTGCGTAGACCTCTGCGCGAGGCTCTTTGTCAGCAACCAGGCAGTACAACCCAACACCACCAGCGAGCGGGGATTTACCCGATCCTTTACCTGACTCAACGTAAACCATTCGAAAGCGCCGATATCCGTCGCTGTTCTTCCATCCAAAAATGGAACCAATGACGAAGCACTGCCAAGCTAACGGAATAAATGGTTGGCCTTCATGCTCACCACCGTTTAGCTTGAGCACCTTCGAAAAGAAATCTATCGCCCGCTGAGCGGAATCTGCATCCCATGCAAGCCCGCGTGCCGGGCCATGTTCCAGATCACGCAGGTGCCTGGCGCAAGCATTACGAATATCAGGCCCAGCAAGTTCCTTACCCGAAGTGACGTCCATTGCGTATTGCGTTGCGGGATCAACCGAAGAACTGGTTGAGCGGGTCTTCTTCTTTTTCTCCACCATTGACTTGCACCTTTGACCTGGCGGCCGGCGTCAGACCAAACTCCACCAAATAACTTTTAAATCGCCGATCGGCGTCAGCCAGCATGGATACAGCAGGGTTTGCCTTAATCAGAAAACCACCCTCGGTCTGAACCGTATAAGTGCGGCCCTCATCGGTGATCGTGTTTCGAAGCTGGAGGATGTCGGCGTAGATATCGCATAGCCGTTCCAGCGCAAAAGTATCTGCAACGGTCAAAACGCCCATGCCATCGAGAAGAACAGTCATCCGCCCCCAGGCAGTCTTCCCCCAATCAGTAAGGTGAGAGGGAGGGCTTGGAATTTCACGGGCGGGTTGTGGCTCATTATCATTAAGTTTTCTTTTGCCCGGATTGCCGGTCACCAATTTTAATTTGGTCGGTTTCGGGCGACGACCGGCCATAGAAACCTCCCATCAGACGGCGACAATTATTGATTGCAACCCAAAATGATTGCATGTGAAACCATTTCAAAATGATTGAAAAAAAACCCAGAAAAAAACTTTTCATTTCGCGGTTGTGCACAGAAAGGACGGTGATAGGTCATTCGGAGCAAAGGGTTTAAAGTTTTCCCCTCCCCCCTCGGTTGATGCGAATCATTATCATTAAATGTGCAATCATTTCATTTTGAAATCATTTCCATGCCACCCATTTGAAGCTCCGCACCGATGAAGCCGAAGGCCACCATAGCCTCCCCATCAGGGTAGCTACGCAGCACGTCACGCAGTCTTTCCTCGGCTTCCTTTACCTTTGCCTGGCTTCCCTCTGATAGCGAAGCAATCAGCCCCTTGAACATCAGTAACGTTTGTTGGTCATCAGTCATCACTTACTCCAGTGCGAGTTAGGATCGAGCGGCATACCGTCGGCATCACATCCGATGACCGTGCCGCTCTTCTCCATCCGCTGCTTTGTGCCGCTGTGGTGCGGGGTGCATAGGCCCTGCCAGTTCTTCTTGTCCCAGAACAGCTTCTGCGCCTTCGCAATCAACACTGAGTTGCCGGACTTAATCGCATCCTTCAGCTTATGCGGTTCGATATGGTCAACGACGACAGCGGCTACTGTTCGGCCCTGCTGTGCGCACATGACACACAACGGGTTTTGTTTGAGGAATGCCCGGCGTGCCTTATCCCACTTGCTACCGTATATCCTCGGCTCTTTCACGCGATGGCCTCGGCTTGCGTTGCCGGGTTGCGGTAAGTCGCTACCGTTCGGTTGTGGCTGTTAGCCAGGTAGGCTGTATCACCAGGCAGAAGGGTAAGCTTCAATGGATCGCCGGTGCTGGTATCGCCATAGATTGTTTTCTCTACCCGTTTCCATTCGATGGAATCAACGGCATAGATGATTTCGTTTCGGTTAGCAGTAACAATTTTCAGTGTGTACATGGTGGTTTCTCTTAGTGGTGGTAGTGGTAATAAAAAAGCCACCAGCCTGCCGATGCGCTGGGTGCGCGGTAGGTGCAGGTTGATGGCTTTGGTTATCGTGCATTATCGATGGCCCTCGCAAAGGCCACCTGTAATGCTGCTTAAGCTGAGGGTTCCGGCATTGAGGCAACAGGTGTTAGCTCTTCCTCTTTGAACCAGATTTCCGCCGATGAACCATTATCCGAAGGCCAGCTCATCAGGTACATGTTCGGCTCGTTGCTGTACTCAGCGCGACCTAGGATGACGCACGCTTCACCTGTGGTCGTTATGGCTGTCTGCCCCAACTCATATTTGAACATTAGCTAACCTTTCAATAACATTAATCAGAGCTACAGGAGCCTGAATCGCTGCCGCTGCTATCCGAACTGCCGGTGCTGTAATCATTACTGTAATCAGCACCAACGAATACCGGACTTAGTGGGTTGAGGGGGTTCAGTAGGTCGCTACCAGTACCGCCTGCATTTTGTTGCTCACGCAAACGGCGAGCCTCTTCCTGACGGCGGCGGCGTTGCTCATAGAAATATCTACTCATGGTTTCTTCCTTTCATCATCAAGCTGACGAATAGCCAGCAGTTGGTTGTTCGCCTTATCGATGGCCGCAAGCAACGGATCAATCCACAACACAGCCTGGCAATAGGTCAGCGTACTGGCGGCAGTGGTGCCAACACTGGTTGCGTTAGTGTTAGCGGTATTGCCTGACATTGCGCCGGAACGTAGACGGTTCGCGTAGTCGAGCAACCCACCAGCAATAGAGGCAGGCACAGCCAAATCGCACGTAGGCTGATTCTTGAGGATTGTCCGGTATTCAATTTCTTTCCCCTGGGTCACCGCGTCGGTATTGATGCCGTACTGGCTCGCCGCGTTACTGATTGCGTTGGCGCGTTGAAACAGAAATGCCTGGGCGGCAATGGTAGCTGTCTGCAGGTTGTTATCACTTTGAAGCTGTTCAACCTTCCCACTAGCCTCTACAGCATTTGCGTGGAAGTAAAATGCCAGCCTTCCAGCAACAATCAGGGCCACGACCAGCAGCCCGATCGCCATAGTGCGAAAGCTGAATGAGGTATTCACGATAAAAACCCACCCGCTTTCCGGTATTGCTGTAGAAGTCTCTCGATCTTGTGCTCAGGCTGCCCATATCCAGCACCAGGAAGCGACGCCCAGATGTTCCGGCAACTATTTATAGCTTTGGCAATGTTACCGGCCTCAATGTCAGTCAGTGCCCTGCGCTCCTTGATCAGCTGAATCGCCCATTTATCCTGTGACTCTGGACCAAAGTCAGGAAGATTAAGCAGCCCTTTGTAATGAGACCAATCACGAAGCATGAACTGATACCTGCCGGAAGCATTGGAAGTTAGCCCTTTACTGTTGATTACCTTCGATTGGCGACCCTTGTTGAATGGGTGATCGGAGTAATCAGTGAATATTTCCGGCTTTTTGTCTGCGCCAGTCACAATGACGTCATAGCCGTTATTCTTCGTCGCCGGACTCGATGATGTGCCTTCTGACCATGCGAGCATGTCGAGAAATGCGCGAAGGTTATTGCTTATCTGCATCACGATTACCCCCGCCAAAGCGATTGCCGACGTACCCGGAAAGGAACGCGCTGAGTTTTTTCACACCGACGAAACCGATAAAACCACCGATGCCAACTGTTAAGGCTTTCGGGACGTCGAAGTAATCCAGGGCTGAATAAGTCGTCAGGGCTAACGCGCCACACATCAGCCCTTCGAAAATGGTTTCTTTCCAACCGCTGCCGGAATAAGCCATTCGCAAAACCGCCATGACTACAGCCATAATCACGCCGCCGATTGGTACATCACCGCGCCACCAGCTCGCAAACATTTCACTGAATTCCGTCCAGCCATGCGGATTGTTTGGCATTCTCATAACCTCCCCCTGTCGGGGCTGTGCCCGATCGTCGGGTGGTGGAAACAAAAAGCCCCGGCAAATGCCAGGGCGACTTAGTTACTCGGGAAGATTTCCCGTTGTGTTTGTTCAAATCGGTCAGGTTCCAACTCAACCCCCAACCCGATACGGCCCAGCTTGATAGCGGCCTTTATCGTTGAACCGGAACCCATGAAGAAGTCAGCAACAACATCACCTGGGCGACTACTGGCGCTGATGATGTGCCCCATCATTTCAGCGGGCTTTTCGCATGGATGTTTACCGGCATAGAAAGCAACCGGCGAATAAGTCCAAACGTCTGTATAAGGCACCGCAGCAGTTACCGTGAAAGTACGCCGCAATGATTTATATTCCCGGCACAAGTCCAGATATTCACGATTGAGGGTTTTGTATTCCTTTACCAGCTCATGATGGGGGCGATTCAACCCACCAGCCTGATGCTTCTCAATGGCTATGCGGTCAAATAGTGCCTGAAGCTTGTGATATTGCTCTTCACTTGGTAACTGCCACTGACTCTCACTAAACCAATGGCTGGCCATCTGCTTACCGGTAGCCGCGTTAATGTCTTTCGCAGTGACGCCGAGCGATTGCCGGGCTGATTTGAAGTAGTCGATCAGCGGCTTGAATGCGTTTTGCTTCAGCTCGGTGCATTTCACCGCGTAACCATCAATCTTAGGCTGTATCGGCCCTGCATAATGACCGGCGAAAATGATCCGCTCGGTCGCCGGGAAGAACGCTCGGAGACTCTCTTTGTGATGACGTCGCCAAACTCCTGAAGGTTTAGCCCACACAATATGGCTCAATACGTCGAAGCGCTGGCGAACCAACAGCTCGGTATCAGACGCCAACCGGCTACCGCAAAACATGTAAAGACTGCCGTTAGGCTTAAGCACCCGCCAGAATTCCACCAGCAATGAATCCAGCCAGGCTAAATACTCAGCCTCACTCTTCCATTGATTATCCCAGTCGCAAGACTTTACCCGGAAATAAGGCGGGTCTGTCGCAATCAGGTCGATGCAGTCATCAGGCAGGGTTTTGATGTATTCGAGTGTGTCAGCGTTGACAAGACTTGTGCTGGATATCATAAGCGCCCTTAGTTGATACGCTCGTCCTGCTGTTCGCAGCACGGGCAAAGGTTCGCTTGTGACCATTGACATGAGCACCTGGTGGATAGGGTGTTACCTCACCCTTCCGCCGCCCACCTCACAAACATTAAGGCGAAGCACCATCCACCTGGCACCGACACAACCCCTCAGCTGGGGTACCGGGTTAATTTTGGATGGCACTTCGCTTTAATTTGTACATAAAAAAAGCCGCCCCGAGGGGCAGCCTTAGTAGAGTTTAGAGTCAGAGGAATGTTCAATTTCCCTTTCATCACAGCGTTTTCGTCTTTCAAGCGGTCGACTTTTTGTTTAAGTTGTTCGGCCTCGCGTTCAGCTCTGTCTCGGTCCCGCTGGAGACCTTTTATGGCTTCGCCTTGCGCTGCTTGCACTTCCTTCATTGCGTGTACTGCGCTTTCCGTTTCGTCGATGGTGTTAACCATTCTTACACAGAAAAACGAAACAACCGCGATTGTCATCGTGACCATTCCGGTCAGTACCCACACTTTTACACCAGAAGCAGAATTTTCATTTGCTATACGAATCACCTCTTACCTGTTGATAACACCCAACGTGCAGCCGCGCCATTGGGACCAACAAGCATTTTATCCACTAAACAGTGGCAAGGTCTTCATAAAGATAAGGTTTACTGATTGAATGGCTATTTAATGAGCGAAATAAGCCAGATTCCCCAGATAGGGACGACGAGAAAGGTCATTGTGTACACAACGAGTGGCTGAATGTTGTTCATTAAGATTCATCCTTAGCAACTCACTTCTTGCGAGTGCAATAACAACGTACACAAATTTATTAAGCGTTACAACAATAAAAGAAAACTTGTTCTAATTCACTAACAGAACCAACGGCGCAGAATAATACGCATCTATCGACATCTTATCAACAACTAATCGCCTTGCTATCGCACTTTGTTTATCGGTGTGTGACACAACGTCATACCGACTACTTCGTACAACTTCCCGAAATAAAACGGTCTTGCCCTTTCGGTTTCACCAATTGAAAAACCCGCTCAAAGGCGGGTCATTCTGTTGCATCGCTTGATGGTACAGCTTCGCGAAAGCATACATGTATTATGCACTTTCATTGGCTATTATCAAGTTATTTTTGCTATTTTCTGCATTTTCGATGCAGATGGCCTCACGAACAGCGAAGAAGACAGCAGAGTTGAATATTTCAATGCACCAGCGCACCCTGTCATCCACCTGATCGCGTGTCAGCCATGGGGCATAATGATTTTGCATATAGCGGCCAAGTACCGACACGGTGTTGTTGCGGCCCGTATAGAACAGCTTGCCGATCACATAGACCGGGTTGTCATGCTTCATCGACGCCAGAACTGCTTTTTCCATGAAGTCGCATTCCTCATCAGCGCCAGCAACCACCAGCATTGATTCAAGTGAGCGTTGAGGCCAAAGAATGGTTGTTGCCTTCTTTATCTGCTCTTCACCGCGATAGCCCAGCTTACGTAAATCAGCCATCACTTTTACAATCCGGGCAGCGCTTTCATCGTCCCACTGCTCAGGGACAATTTGGCCCCATACACCGCTGCCACCGCCGCACTTCAACTTTCCATCGGTATTGCCGCCGTACATATCGCCCCAGGCGTTTAACAGGCTGCTGATCCACAATGTTTGTAGTCGGGTTAGGCGCTTAAACTTGCCCAGGTATTGCTTGCGAGTAACCCTGGAAACCGTTGTCCATGCGTCGTGCGTTAACGTTCTTTTCTGTTGCGGGGTCATCATGCCGCCTTCTCCTGCTTCAATGCTTTGCGCTTGGCTTTATATGTGTCGCGGATACGTTCGTAGTCACTGCGGGTTAACTTGTCTGCCTTCGTCGGTGGGCCTACCAGCCGGTCAAATCTTGCCTGACCTATCTTGGCTATCAGGTTAGGCCGGTATTCACTCAGGTTCGCGGATTTGAAGTTGTTACAGACCGAGCACTGCTTATGGCAATTATCTTCATCAAAGCGCAGCTCTCGGTTGCTTCCCACGGTGCGGTAATGCCCGGCGTGATATTGCCCTTCGTGGTAGCGGCCACAACTGATGCAAGGATCATCTGCATCACGTTCGCGGATGTAGGCGTTAAATTCGGTCTGTGCCAAGTTGATGAAATACTGCAGGGGCTTAACGGCCAGCTTGCGAATCTTCAGCTTGGCTTTGCGTTCCCTTTCAACCAGGCGCTTACGTGCGTCACGCTGGTATGCCATGGCGCAAAGCGGGTTGCAGACCTTCTGGAGGTACTTCTCCGGTGTGAAGGTTGTCCCACACTGGGCGCAGACCTTATCCTTGTACTGCTTGGGCTTAGGCTTTTTCATTCTTTTCCTCACGGTGGAATACCCACTCGTATACCTCTGAGCCGTTAAGCAGCAGATCGTTGAAGTCGCCGGATTTAGGCCAGCGGACTGAGACTTGTTGAAGATCGTTTTTTGCCAGCAGATTGGCGCGAGCACACTCAAAGGCAGCAGCATGGCCAGTAGCCGATGCATCAGCGTCAGCGAAGATGATCAGGCGCTGTACTCCACGGGGTACGCGGAATTTCTTCATGAAGGTGGCGTTTAACGTCGCCCAGGTGTTGCACTGGGTGATTTGGTGGCAAGACAGCGCGGTCTCTATACCTTCTGCGATGCCCAGCGTTGCGGATGGTGGAAACATGCGGATGGCCACTGATGAGGCGTGTTCAAGGTAACTGTCCTCTTGCAGCTTCATCATTTTCTTCGGTGCGCCAGCAACAGTGGCTTTTTGATCGCCGTCCAGCAAAGTACGGTGCAGGTAACACAATTCGCCTTTGTCGTCCGTTGCCAACGCATAAATAGACTGGTACTCGCCACCGGCTGCGCGTTGACGTTCACAAAAACGCACGTTCTCGATCGGCAGGCTGGTGATGCCCCGGTGTTTCAAGTAGTGATCAGCACCGGTGCCGCGCAATCCTTTTAATCCTGCGAATTTGCAGCTCACGCGCTGCCGTTGGGAGGCTATGCCAGAAGAAAGGCCACCAGCCTGATAGTTCTCTTCGGGTGAATACGTTCGGCCCACCAGCGTATCTACCTCGGAGGCCAGTGTTTTGAAATCCTTCCCGGTAGCACCGGTTAGCAGCGCCCAACCGTCACCAGCACCGCATGAGCAAATGTATGAGCCGGTGCCGTTCTTGTCGTCACAACGGAACTTGCCCTTGCGCCCACATAACGGGCACTCCCCTTTAAAATGATTTTTCCCAGTGACTGGAGGTAAGCCGTAAAATTCGAGTATTTTCGGCCAGTGGCCGATAGCTGCCTGTTTGGTATTCATGCGGCTTTCCCCTGCTTAGATTTTGCGTAGGCAATCTGTGTTGATTTGATGAAATTGCTCACCACCGGCGTGATAGCCATTGGCGTTCTGTGCAGCCCGTTAGGCCATGTGTCGAATTTTTTCTTATAGACGTGCGAACACCAGCCATCGCTAACAGGTTTTCCCTGAGCGCTGCGGGTGCGTTGGTAATAGAGAATTTGACTCCACCAGGCTTGTTTCACCGCTGTGGTGACCACTTCCTTGGCTTGCTTAACTTTCTTAAGGCTGCGTGTTTTGTCTGTGTCGATGTCTTCACCGGCGATCGGCTTGAAACCACATTTCGGGCAGATATAAATACCGACCGGCTTCACGTAATGGCATTGGGTGCATTCTTTCGGCAGGCGTTCCGGTTGTTCGGTTCTGACCACACGGGCCGGGGCATCCTCCATCCCGTCAGAGGTGGCTGGCAGGTAGTCATATTCGATATCGTCGGGATAGCCCATCTGATGGACGGTGCCGGTGTGGTCGAAGATGATGCAGTGATCTTTCCCAGGAGCCGGGCGCAGGCCACGGCCAAGAATCTGAATCCAGCGTATTTCTGACTTTGTAGGTCGGGCGAAGATGATGCAGCGGACGTCACTGTCAAAGCCAGCCACCAGCACACCCACGTTGATGATGATCTTTGTGATGCCCTGTTCAAAACGACTGATCGTTAGTTGGCGTTCTTCGTGCGGCGTGGATGCCGTCATAACTTCAACCATCACGCCTGCGCGGCTGAATTCTACGGTCACGTAATTTGCATGGGCCACGTTGACGCAGAAGCAGATCGTCGGGCGGTCTTCCCCATTTTCCAGCCAGTTCTTGACGATATCGCCCACCAACGTTGGGTCACTCATGACCTCGCCGGATTGCGCTTCGTTGTAGTCCCTGCCATAGCCTGCTTGTACCGACGTTTTCACATCGGTCATGTCAGGGTGTGAAGGGGCGTAAAATTCGTATTTGCTGAGTGCGCCAATTGAGATCAGCTCTTTCATCGTGGTCGGCTTGATCAACTTCTGGTAATACGTCCCGAGCCACGCAGAGAACGGTGTACCCGACAGGCCGATAACCTTCACGTCAGTGTTTGCCGTCAAGTGGTCTATGATTTCCAAAATCTTTTTGCGCTTCAGGTGGGCTTCATCAATGATCAGCAGATCGATGTTTTCCGGGAAGTCACGACGGATAAGCGTATCAGCCGATGCAATTTGAATAAGGCGCTGTGGGTCGTAGGCCGGATGGTCACGCCAGATATAACCAATTTCGTCAGCCGGCAAGCCGTACTCAATGAAACGGTTAGCGGTCTGGTCAAGCAGGACGGTATACGGGGCCACAAACATTATGCGCATGTTGCGGCTGATGAACCCGCTGGCGATAAGCGCAGCGATTGCCGTTTTGCCGAACCCTACCGGCGCATACATCATGAATGAGCCGTGTTGCTTCCATGCCGAGCGCAGCATATTCAGTGCAACAATCTGTTTTTCGCGGGGCTGGATAGTAAGCATCATCGTTTCATTCCTCGTTTTATCGTCTAGCCGTCTAAATTTCCGTTTGGCGCTTTTTAACAACTCGATCCCTTAAAGATCTTCCCTCTGGTAAAGCCTGTTCCTGCCCCCACACCCCAACCCGATCACCCCCCTTTCCCCCCTCTTACCCTTCCCCTCTCCCCCGTTTAAAAAAACACCGTTGAAAATTTTCATGCCGCTTTCCCGTTTTGCCCCACCAGCGGTGGCGCGGTAGTTAATCCCTGGCCAGCCCTTGAATACCGTTCGACGTAGGTTCTAAGCCGTGTATTCGCCGCCCTGCGGCCTGCGTTGTCTTGCTGGTATGAAACCTCTTCGAGGTCAAACGCAGCCTGGTATGCCTCCGCGTATGCGAGCGCAATCTTTCCGCGTTGCGCAGGCGGTAACATGCCAAGCTGTTCTTGAATCCATACGGCATCCTCACGGCAAAACACCGTAGGCATGACGGTTCGAACAAACGCTGCAGTCTGCATACGCTTACCTCATGGGTTTAGTGACCTCTGGGGGGCAGAACACGCTGTAAAGCAACAGGATGTGCTCTTGGAACGTTGCCATCAGGCGGTGGGTGTTCTCGTCCAGCGCCTTACGTTCAACGTCGTCAATCTCGCCGTCTTCGGTGAATTTACGGACTAGTTCGGAGTGCTTGCCGATGTACTCGATAGCTTCCATCAGCTTGCTGTTGATATCGTCACGATCGATGTCCTCCACTTTCGGCAGAGGTACGTTCACGCTGTGCGATTGGCGGGATACCGCGTCGGCAAAGTGGGTATTGCCACCAGCCTGTTGCAACACCATGAACCAGCCGATCGGGAAAATTTGATTACTGTTTGGACGCAGACGGTTAAACAACGCGTCCTCAGTCACCCCTAGCCAATTAGCTGCCTCTGCATAACCGCCAGGCAGACCAGTGATAATTTTGCGGGCGGCGCTAATCACCCATTCAGGCTGTTTTTCTGCCTGCCAGTCCGGCGCGTTTTGCTGTGACACAGTTGTAGTCCTCGGGCTGTGGTTACGATTACTTGTTAATTGCGAGATACTCTCACTCATCAATTGGATGGGTTCGATTCACTCTGTTTTGTCGGGGGGAAAACCTCATCCAGCCCAACAGACTCACCAAGCTTGTTGAAAATCGCCACGAAACCACGGCAAGTCTGGATATCCATGCTCCGTCGTCCGGCTTCGTAATGGCAGATAGCACCTGGCGTACAGCCTGCAAGCTGGGCTAACTCAGATTGAGTCAGCCCCAGCCGTTTACGAATCACTTGTATGTTGTTCATGAAGCCTCCTATTTCCGGAAAGTATACATATCGTATTCAATGGAGGCAAGCGAAGTATACATATTGTGTCTCGCGAACTGCTATACAAAACGTATAATTCAGGAATGAACATGAAATGGTATGAAGCCGCCAAAGCCAAAATGAAGGCATCTAACATTGGCCAAGAACAACTTGCAGAGCATCTAGGTGTAACCAAGGGTGCCGTAAGTCATTGGCTTAATGGTCGTAGAGAGCCGGGCATACAAATCATTGCCAATATTATGAATTTTATTGGTATGAGCGATTTCGTAGTTAACCCAGGGAAGAATGCATCAGTTTCAGAGGCTGAAACCTCAAACATTAAATATGCAGGCCCTTACCATAAAGGACGAGAATTCCCACTAATAAGCTGGGTTCAGGCTGGTGCGTGGGCAGAAGCAATGGAACCGTATACTCTGGACGAGATCGATGAATGGTATGAGTCCGATACGAAGGTTTTCGGTAAGGCTTTCTGGCTTCGTGTGGAGGGTGAATCTATGACGGCACCTTCTGGCGTAAGTATCCCAGAAGGCACTTTAGTGCTGGTTGATACAGGCCGTGAACCTATAAACGGTAGCCTAGTGATTGCCAAAATGGTTGACGCAAACGAAGCCACCTTCAAAAAACTGATCATTGATGGTGGTCAGAAGTACCTGAAAGGGCTTAACCCTGCATGGCCTATGAAGGAGATAAATGGCAACTGTAAAATCATAGGAGTGGCTGTTCAAACTATGATGCGCCTTGTTTAACATTTTCCCTCTCTGTCCATAACCCGACCTCTGAGTCGGGTTTTTTGTATCCGCAATATCTCCCACGTTGATTAAAGCAGTTCCCCCGGCTCAAAGAGCAAATTTCAAACAACTAATTTTTAATAAAAATCATCACATTATGTATTCATGCGAAAATTAAGTATACATATCGTATTGCATGGAATGAATACAGTTTGTATACTCACCACATCAACACCGTAACGCCACCAGCAAACCACCGCCACAAACGTTACGGAAAGCCACACGCCACACGGTGAGCGACGAAATCACCGGACAGCCACCTTCAGAGGGTGATCGACTGGACAAGCTCTTTAACAACCATAAGGAGATAGGCCAATGAAGCAGTAAAAGATTCGCGACGACGGTGTTACAGGTCGGGTTCCCGCAGCGACGCAGTGAGGGAAAAGAAGCAATAAGCATCACGCAGTTCCGATTGGCGAACGGTTAACGCATCAAACAGCCTGAAAACTACGAGTGGATTTACCCTGCCGCTGCCAACGCGGGACGGTAGGCATAAGACCACTGAGAAGGAATTTGTATAACCCATGAAGATAATCTTAACCAACCGTATTCGCCGCAGGGCACGCCGGGAAATGCGCGCACAACGTCGTAGAGCCTTCAGGGCTTTCGGTAATTGTAATCAAGCCAGCCTACTGAATAGCTATGCCCGCTGGTATTTCTAACCTAACCGCGCCCTTCGGGGCGCAATAGCAGGACTTACCATGCAGATCGTCTTAACCAAGCGTGAGCGCCGCAAAGCACGCAGGGAATTCCGAACCTTTCGCCGCGTTGCCATCCGCAAATTCGGTAATTGTGATGTTACCAGCTACTTGAACCGCCTTGTGCGCTGGTATTTCTAATCTATAGCGCCCTTCGGGGGTGCTCTGAGGCAGCAATGAAATCACTCAATTTCAATCATTCCGGCGTCAGCGGCTGCGCTGAGGTATCCGGCAGCACCGTGTTTGTGCGTTACGCCGGTTCAGGTTTCCACCTGTCAGCGGCAAAAGAAGGTCTACGGAAAAAGATCATCGGCGAACTGGCAAAAGCTGGCCTGCTGCCAAAAACCATCACTTCTAAATAGCCCCGGCTGCAGACGCCAATCTTTGCCGGGGCATGACCAATAGAACGGAGATTCAACATGATCAACCACAATGCTAACACAATCGTTGTAGACGGTATGCGCAAAGCCCCATCCGTGCAGGCCGTTCGCCTAACCTTATTCGCCCGTCTGCTGAAAATGCTCTGCCAGAAAGGCAACCCGCTTTAATAGTTTTGCTGTGTGTAGTCTTTGGCGGCCAGACCGAACTTCAACCCATGAGGAGTGAAGATAATGTTCATAGGCTGGTCGCCCTTTTTCATAGAGAGAAGGACTTAGGCATCCATTAACCCTGGAGGGCGTCACCCTGCCTGAGTTTTTCTCTGTATGTGACGAGGAGAAATATCATGTCTGAAATTAAAAGCACCCCATTTAGCCAACAACTGGCTTATATCAACCGTGGCGCACTCGATGCCGAACTTACCGAAGCGCTCGCCGAGGTAATTAAACAAGTCCGCGAAACTGGCAAGAAAGGCGCTATTACTCTGACGCTTAATTGCCAGATGTTGAACACCCGCGACGAAAACACAATGAAGATCACCCCCAACGTCAAGAAATCCATTCCTGAACTTGATCGGGCTGACACCATTATGTTCTCAACCGCAGACGGCGACTTAATGCGTGATGATCCATCGCAAGTGCAGATGGATTTGAAAGTGATTGATACCAAGTCTGCCGCCGCGCCAATTAAATTAGCGCAGAACAGCTAACCCCAAGCCATCCCTAACTTGAAAGGATATTTAATGGACATTACCAACAACAATAATGAAACCGTTAAGCATATTGCCGAATTGGCAGTAGTAAACAGCTTAATTAAGACTGATATTCCGTATGCGATTGTGCCGGACAATCACTCAGTAAAATCCCTGAAAGACTTTATCGTTGATGAAACACAAGTTAAGCAAGCCGTTACCGTTATCTCGCCATCTTCACTGATCGGCTATGTTGTCCGCTTCAAAGATGAGCGCAGTGTTATTTTTGCAGACACTGAACATACTCGGTTCCGCGCTGTGCTTGACTACCACCTTGACGGTAAAACACCCAACAGAAACTCGCACATCGTTTCATATGACTGCCCTTTGTCAGATGAATGGACTGCCTTTACCAGTTGCAATGCTCGCAAAATGGATCAGATAGATTTTGCAGAATTCATTGAGCAATATATTAACTGTATTGCACCAACATCAGATTCTAACCAAACGTCAGGTAACGAATTATTAGAAATGGTGCTAGCGTTCCAGGAAACCCGCACATCTGATTTTAAGGCCGTTACTCGTTTAAGTGATGGCACTTTCCAGATGGCCTTCAGTAACGAAAAAACCGGCAGCGGCAATACAAAATTGCCGGAAAAAATCTCACTGGCAATCTCACCATTCCATAACGGCACGCCATATCAGATTGATGCTCGCATTCGCTACCGTCTACGCGAAGGTAAGCTGGCTCTCTGGTATGAGCTGATCGACCCGAAAAAAATTATTGAGCATGCGTACAACGAAATCATGGTTGACCTGCAAAACCAACTACCGGACGTGCCTCTTTTTGAAGGCCGTATTTAAGCCTGAATAAATCTCAATAAAGTGCAGTCTTATGCGCCGCCGTGTGTGGCGCATAGTGAAGCATTTTCACCCCTCAGAATGGATAGATAAATTATGGCAACTTTAAGTCAGCGCTACGCAGCGCGTGAAAGTATTGGTTCTGATATTTCCACACGTAAAACCTTCCTGGTGCCTCTAAATGAAATTTATGCAGAAGAAGGCTATAACGTTCGTGAATTAAACCACGCACACGTTGAAGAATTTAGGGATGCGTTTATTGCCGGTGAGTTTATTCCACCTCTTGCTGTTGAGATAACAGAAGAAGGTGTGAAGGTTATCGACGGCCATCACCGCTACCACGGTGCGCTATTGGCGACTGCTGCCGGTCACGAAGTTGCACGTCTTGAATGTAAGGATTTTGTCGGCACTGAGGCGGACAAAATCGCCTTCATGGTCACCAGTTCACAAGGGCTGGCGCTTTCCCCTATCGAACGTGGCGCGGCCTATCAGCGGCTGGTGAGTCAGGGCTGGACTAACGCAGAGATCGCAAAGAAAGTTAAGCGTTCTGAGTCCGATATCCTCCAACACCTGCAACTACAAGAATGCACCCCATACGTTAAAAGCCTTGTCCGCACCGGCGCGATGAATTATGCCCTGGCTATCAGCATCAACCGCGAGCACGGCGTTTATGCCGACAAGGAAGCGGCCAGATTAATGAAAAAGGCAGAGGATGCGGGTAAAACCAAGGTGACTAAAAGCATCGCCCAGCCGCAATTCAGCGCCAAGAAGGCACGCCGTATGCTGGAGTTGCTCTTTGATGCAGTCCCGATTGTCCAGGGCGAAAGCGATATGCTGATGCTTCCCAGCGGAAGTAAAGACGAGGTGATGCAGATAATCAGTGATTATCGCAATGAAACCCACCAGCAATGAGCGTCAATTTAAATAACGCCCCCTTGTGGATAAAAGAAAAGGCACTGGAAATATTAAATAAATTCAGTGCCTGCTTAATCCTACCGAGGAAAATAAGCGGAAAGAAATATCTCACTTTCCGAGTTAATAAACGTTGGCGGTTACTTTCAAAAGACGATGGCCAGAACTGGCAATTGCTTACCCACAATGATTACAACTCAGTAATCGACACCTAATTACCCATTCGGAGAATGCCACATGTTCGGCCTATTTCTTCTCGTCTGCTACACCTACCAACCATGCGACTACGAGCCGCAGGGCTGGGTATATCCAGATCGTTCTAATTGCATGGCTGATATCCACCAGCAGGAGTTACCGCCTCAGTATGAATGCTTACCTGTTGAGGGCGTTATTCCTGCTCAGCGGCAGGGGGCCAAGAATGGCTAATTTCATGCAAACCCTCATCCCGCGTCGGCAGTTCAAGCATAACCCAGACCGGTTAAATGTGCTTTCCAGCGGTGGCGGCACGCAAAGCAACGCCCTTATCTGCCTGATACACGCTGGCGCATTGCCAAAGCCTGACGTGATAGTCATGTCAGATACCGAGCGCGAAGCAAGCAACGTGTTTGCGTACCAGGCCAAACACATCAAGGCTCTGTGCGATGAAATGGGTATCGAGTATCACATCGTTCTGAAAAGCCTTTACGCGACTTACGACATTGTCGGGCCTAACGAAGATGAACCATTGCCGGGATACTTCTCAACGCGTAACGGACGTGACAAGGACGGGTGGTGTTCTGGCAAGAAACCCGCGTTCTGCAGTGATAAGTGGAAACGTGAAGTGATTCAGCGATTCCTCAATGACAAGTACGGCGAAAAGTATCTCACAAAGCGCGGGGTCGATATGTGGATGGGGATCAGCATCGAAGAGGCAGCGCGACGCATGAAAATCACTGATGGTAAATGGCGTCGCCGGTACCCACTAATCGAAATGATGCTGACAAAGCAGATGTGCATCCAGTGCGTTGAGGATTACGGTCTTCCAACCCCGCCAGCCTCGCTTTGTTGGATGTGCCCTAACCGTGACGATGACCTGTGGTTATTCATGAAAGAGAACGTGCCAGAGGACTTCCAACGCGCCTGCGACCATGAAAAGGAAATCCAGAAAACATGGCCCTGGTTGTGGTTGACGAAATACGGCGTACCGCTGGCAGAAGCTCCGCTAAAACCAAGTGGCGGCAAGGGATCACAGATGGATCTGGTGCAATTCTGCGATTCTGGAATGTGTTTTGTATAGGGGCTGAAGCCCAGGAGAAAGCATCATGAACAAATTAATCACAGCATTAGAACCACAGCGCGATGAAAACGGCTACTGGACACACCCTGATTACTTCGTGCATGCGAACGACATGGAGTTTGGTGCCCCCGGCGAGTTTGAAGCATGGAAGGACGCTAACCGCGTAACAGGCCACCTGCAGTGGATGGAGTGTGACGCTTCAGAAGAGCAGCAAGCGGCCTATGAGGCGGGTGATGGTGATGTAAGCCAGTGGAACCCGACACCCCCGGAAGGTGACGGCTGGTTCATTGGTTCTATCCACGACACCGAAGATGGGCCAGTTTGCTACTGGCTGCGTCCAATCGATGCCCCTGCGGAGAATGGTCATGGACAATAAGCTGAGCGAACTGAGCAAGCCTGTTGCGTGGAAAATCCACAACGACGACCACTGCTTCTTAGAGATTCGAGAGGAAGAAGCTGCGGCGTATGGGCGTATGGGAAAAAAATTCGATCCCATCTACTCGCAAGAGTACGTATCCGGACTGCAGGCAGAGCTGGAACGCAAAAATAAATACTGGAACTCAGCAGAAGATGAGCTTGAGCGAGCTAAGCAGCGCATCGCCGAGCTGGAATCCAAGCTGGCTACGCCGGTGCAGGCAAGCGGGTGGATTAGCTGGCACGGCGGCATGTTCAGGCCGGTTCGTTCCGATACCATCATTGATGTGATGTTTGCCAATGGTAACGTGAAACCCAACATATGTGCTGGCAGCGTCGTTTTTGAGTGGCAGAAGACGCCGAAAGATAACCAGCGGATTACGGCGTACCGACTTCACCGTAGAGGGGCGGCTAACTGGGAGGCGCAGCCTGTGGCGTGGACTACAGTATTCGGCGACAAGCGTGCGGTTACTGTTCATCAAGAAACCGCTGAAATATGGGTTAATGATGGAAAGAAAGCGCAACCCCTTTACACCGCCCCGGCAGCGCCAGCAGTGCCTGATGAGCGAGCAGCTTTCAATACCTGGAATAACGAAGATAATCTGCCAATTGCGGGGATTCCTGCGAAAAACGCCGCATGGTTAGCATGGCAGGCTCGCGCAATGCTGGCAACAGCGCCGGACGCTGTAGATGTTTTCGCAGACCAGGTGATCGGCACTAAGACTAAAATCATTCGTATGCCTGCCCCCTTAAATGTTCCGCAGGAAGACATCCGCGTTTACTTGAACGCTGACGAACTATTTATGCATCTTGAGAAGCAAGGCTATATCGTAGAGGTTTCCAATGAATAAAAAAAATGAAGTTGCTGAGCTGGATTTACTAACCCCCGAAGAGGTTTGCAAACTGATTGGAGGGGTTACTACAAAAACGCTGCGGGATTGGAACATTAATCATCGACACCGCGAAACTTTGGCACCCATTCGGTTCACACATAAATTAGTCCGGTATGAGCGCCAAAACGTTTTGGCTTTTATTGCAAAATGCAAAAGCGCTTATTAATGGCGTTTCTTTCTTATCAGTGCCACCTGAGCGAGTATGCTGGTCTCATGGGCTTCAAAGGCCAGCCGCTTTAAGGCCATCTCTTCATTTAAAATCTCTTCTGAGAAATCATAAAACTCCCCCATCGGGTCTGATTCCTTATCAGAGTGATGCATGCAAAGAATGCTAATTTCTTTCGAATCGCTACGGGAATGGCCCTTATTACGCATCGTAGCGATAATATTACTCTTGAGGAATTTACGGCACATTGTATTAAATGCCCCTTCCTTTCCCTTCACAGTACCTTCATGCCTAACCCCTTTCACAGCGTTCTCTGGGCTGTATGTTTTGATAAGCTTGTCCAGAGAACGTTTGGCGAATGGCTTAGCCGGGTTACGCGGCTGAAGAAAAACATACTCCTTATTGCACCCGTCTACTGAGTCTCTCCATTCCTTCTGCTCTTCCAGAATTTGCCTGATCCCTGACGTGATTGGGAGCCGGAATTCCTTCTGCGTTTTCATCGCCCCTCGCATACCAATTACCCCTGCAGGATAGATAATCTCACTCTCTTCTTTATTAATAAAATCCCACCGCAAGTTGGTTACGTTTATCGGGCGTACCCCCGTCAGGATCATGTACCTCATAGCGTTTTTTTGGTGCACGGAGGTTGTGGCGGCGATGTTCAACCATAGACCTGCTATCGACTCAATATCGGTATACAGACGGGTCGGCGTCGGCTTCTGAACACGCGACGATATGTAATCGCTTGGCAGGCTTGCGGCCACATTACGGCCATTACAGTAACGCGGGGCACCAAACTTCCAAAAGCGTCGTAGTTCCGCTGACAACTCCAGGGCCTGGTTGTTGGACTTGGTTTCAATCCACAGGTCGAGAACCTCAAGCAGCCGGTTGTACGTTATATCGCTGAAAACCTCACGCTCACCAAATGCGGCGGCGATCTGCTTTGTCCTGGTGCAGTAAGTTTTAAAACTATCCTCACCAAGCTTTTGACGATCAACCTTCGCCTGCAAGTCCCCTTCATACTCTTTGATGGCCTGCTGCACTGACTCTGCTTTCAAACCATTATCCGCAATATCCTTCGCCTTCTCCCTCGCAATCTGAATAGCCATTTCTGGCCACTCCCCCAGCTTTTTACCCTTCAACCCCATCTTCTTTGGAAACTCAGCATAGAACGTAACCTTGCCTGCTTTACTAAAATCTATGCGGAGGTAGCTGTCCTTTTCGTATTTGGAGCGCCGGGCCTGCCCGACCTGCGCCAAAATGATTTTGGCAGCAGTAACACAGACTCTTATGTGTGAGCTTGCGTAAGGTGGTTTGCAGTCCTCCCAACGCGCAGATGCGGCTAAGAACTCATCATTATTGGGGTTATCCTGCATCTGTGTTACAGTGCGCGGCATCGATATTTCCTTGTATCAGAGGCTACCAGCATGAAGCTCACACATGAGGTTAAATCTGGAGGCTAAAATGGGCATGTGTTGCCATTCTGTGTTGCTGAACATGGTTTTTCAATGTTCTTAATACTGTATAAATATACACATAGTGCGGAATCGTGCGCAATAAGAAATGTAGATAACCGCATGATTTTAATAGATTAAAAGCGTAAGTGATTGATATGGCGTTACTAATTACAAAGCGGTGCATCAACTGCGATATGTGCGAGCCGGAATGCCCGAACCAGGCGATTTCGATGGGCGATGAGATCTACCAAATCGATACCGACCGCTGCACCGAGTGCGTTGGCCATTACGATACGCCAACCTGTCAGCAGGTCTGCCCCATCGACAACACCATCATTACCGATCCGCAGCATCGCGAGACTAATGAGCAGCTGTGGGATAAGTTCGTGGTGTTGCACCACGCCGATCGCATTTAA